AGTATGGGATGATATATGGGACTATTTAATTACAAAAGATAGAGAACGTATATTAGCTCAAATGATTAAGAAAACTAGAGAACAGACAATATCTGAACCCTCTAAACATAGGTGTCCTAAAACAGGATTAATCATAGTTGATAAGCTACCAGCTAGACAACTTAAAATAAAAAAGAAAAGGAAAGCTAATGGCAACTAAAGAAGGCGTTAAGCTACTCATAAATGGCACAGAGAACTCAGGTAAAACTACCTTGATAAGCACCATCAAAGAAGGCTTAGTTATGTCAACAGACAACAAAGCATTCCGTGGTAAAGTACCACACTTCCGTTACAATACATACAATGGTTTAGATGACTTAATTGATACAATCAGTGCTAAGCTTGAAGCCTACGAAGCTAAGTTTGGTAAACTACCAGAAACATTTGTAATTGACTCAGTAACTCATTTACAAAATGCAATCATTAAGTACAGTAACGACAAGTATACCGGATTTAATATCTGGACCTCTATTAATCGTGATATCCTATCTTTCAACGCATTCATAGAAGAAGAACTAATCCCAGCAGGTATTAACGTAGTTATGACTGCCCACGTAGTTTATGATACTGATGCAGCACGTTGGAAGATAGACAGTCCAGGTAACTTTGGTAAAACAGGATCATTTATGTCACTAGTTGATGAGGCAGTATTCCTAGAGAACAAAGGCAATAAACGCATCTTACACTACAGTACTATGAAGTTCCCATGTAGAACTCTACAAGCAGAGCTACCAGAATCTACAAATGTAGATGATTTTAACATCAATGAGCATATCAAACTACTTGAGTCATCAGTACAGGAAAGCGAGGAGTGGTCTATATAAGGACCACTTAAGCTTCTTAGTTGTACAATTCGTACCCAACATTGGATATTACCTATTAGAACTAAACAAACAAGGAAATAAAATATGGCTCTATTTAAAGCAAAACGTGACAGTGAAAGTGTAGCAGAACGTACAGGAGGTAGCTCTAAGTACATAACACAACCAGGAATATTTGATGTAAACGTAATTGCAGCATTTGTAAATGAAGGTAAAGGCGGATCTTTATCAGTAGACTTCTTCATTGAGAAAGATGAACAACCACAACCACTATATGGAAATTTGCGCATAAGCAACAATGACGGTTCAGAAAACAAAATCGGTGCAGCAACATTCAACAAACTTCTAGTAATCCTAGATGAAGATGAAGCAGCAGATCCAGAAGAAGCAACACTACCAATGGGTAAAGACGGTGCAGACAAAGACGTAGCAGTAATCCCTAACCTAACTGATTTCGACATTAAAGTATGGGTAGCTATTGAATACTCAGTATACAACGGTTCAATCAAAGAAAAGAAAGTAATCCGTAACTTTTACCGTGCAAACGATGGTGCATCAGCAGAAGAAATTGTAAATAAAGACCAAGGTAAGGATGTTGAATTAGGTGCTCAATACGCTAAAGACCTTGAGTATCTTGAAACTTCAGAAAACAAAGGTGTAATCTATAAAGACGACCTTACTGCAGACCAAGTACAAGAGTGGATTAAAGGTGGACGTAAAGAAGGTACTGTAGGTGGAAACACATCAGCAGCTAAGCCAAATTTTGCACGTAAGCGTTTCGGATCTAAGTAATCATTAAGGAAAGTCATCAGCCTTAAAGAGAGACATACCGATCCTATTAAGCTGGGATAATAACAGTCTATCGTATACAGAGACTATAAACCTTGCACCCTAACTTTGTCAGTTAACTAGGTTAAATAAAACTGATTGTCGAGAGTTCACAACGACATTAAATTTTGAACCCCACGTTTAGCAGTACGGAGGTCAGAAACTACTGTATCGCTACTACCGGGTGGACTGTATATTTATACACACATCCGGCCTTACGGTAGCGTGTCCTGCTCATGGGACATTAAAGAACATCCGGTTGGTGCGTAATGAGGAGAGATGTAACTCCCACACCTAACAATCAAATAAACAGTGTAGTGGGCAAATATATGTACGGTACTACACATTAATATAAAGGAAAATAATGGAACGTAAAGAATTACAAGATTTACGCAATCAATGCAGTAAATTAGAGAAACAAGTAAAGAAACACTTAAAGCGTACACTTAAAATATACCAAGAGTTGTTAGTTGGATTTAGCGAACAAGACTCACTAGACCCAGATGAACTAGGTGTTATTGTAGCCTCTTTAGGATTACAAACTTCACGTGTACTTGAAGCACTAGATACTTCTGATTTATCAGTACAAGAGTTAGCTTCTGCGCTTAAACATATTAACAAAACAGCAGTTGTAAGAACTGTAAAGGAAAAGTAATGAATAAACAACAATTTATTGAAGAGCTATCTCTATTAAATGACTTCGAATCTAAAGCAGCTGCATCTCGTGCAGTCGAATTAGCTATTGATATTATCACTAAACAAGTGGCTTCAGGTAATGAAGTAGTTATCAGCGGATTAGGTAAATTCTACCCACAAAAGCAAGCAGGTCGTACAGGTGTATCACCAATGACTGGTAAATCATACACTACGGAGGACAAGTTAGTTCCTAAGTTCAAAGCGGCTAAGGCTTTCAAAGATACTGTAGCTGGAGCGTAGATTATGTCTACTCTCCAACGTATCAAAAACAGGTTAGGTGAATATACGCACTGCACAGTAGGTTTTAAAGTGTTTACTTACACGTCATTTGCAATAATGTGGATAGCATTAGCGCTAGGTAGATAATATGTTATTACCTATAGAAACACCTAACACTATGTTCGGTCGGTACTTATATCCATTTGCTAATGAGTTTAGAGAAAAACAGCAAGACATATTTTGGACTGCTCAAGAAATTCCAGTAAACAAAGATATTAATGATTATCGTCAAAATATGGACAAATACCAGTATTCTTTAGTTACTCTGACTTTACAATTATTTGTAGAAATAGAGCAAAGTGTTGGAGATATATGGAATCGCATATCTCTATGGTTTCCACATTCAGAGATAGATGGAGCAGCAACTCAAATAGCTGCTATGGAAAAATCTGTACATGCTTTCTTCTACCAAAAGATGAATGACGAACTAGCCATAGAACCAGAAGAGATAGCTAATAACCAAGAACGTATTGCAGTATTACGGAATAAGTTAAACCTATTACAGACCATAATGAACAATTTAGATGACAATAAAGCATTATCTCTATTTACTGTAAGTATGATAGAACAGGTATTACTATTTAGCAATTTTGCCTTATTGAAATCTTTTAAAGCTAATGGCCATAACCTAATACAAAACACTTTAGTAGGTGTAGATTTCGTAATTAATGATGAAACGCTCCATGGGCTATTTGCCAGTGCTCTGTATAAACAATATGTATCTGAAATGAAAGATGCCCTATCTTCAGAAGAATTTACTGAATGGTATAACAATCTACTGGATCAACAAGAAGTAGTACGTGATGAGATAATTCAGCACGAAGATGCAGTAATAAATTATGTATTCGAAGATACTGACAGTATAAATGATATTACAGCTAAACAAATGAAAGCTTTTATTCGTTCACGTTCTAATGAGGTAACTCATGATCTAAGTCCTCAACTAGTACTATACTCTGTAGAGTCAGATCCTATTGCAGAATGGTTCTATAAAGGGGCTACAAGCATCAAAATGCATGATTTCTTTGTGTCAGGAACTAGTCAATATAGACGTAACTGGAAAACAGAAAATCTATCACTTAAACCTTTTATAAAGGATATAATAAATGAGTAACATGACACAATACGAACGTTTCAGTATAGAACGTAAACAGTTACAACGCAATAACGAAGCTCCAAATTGGTATACCACTTCTGGCTATCAATTACTTAAACAAAAGAACTACCTACTTCCAGGAGAAACTCCAAAAGGTATGTATTCTCGTATAGCAACTAGAGCCGCTCATATAGCCGATGAGATACTCAATATACCACTACCTGTTACTTGGGGATATAATTCTTGGTATAATGCATTCTTTGATATCATGTGGAAAGGTTACATGTCCCCATCAACACCTGTATTAACTAATATGGGTAGTGATCGTGGACACCCTATAGCCTGTTCAGGAGGTATTATACCAGACGCCATAGCAGGATTCTATGAATATTATAAAGAAGTAGCTCAGCTAACTCAGCGTGGTTATGGCACATCAGCAGCTTTAGATTTAATTCGCTCACGTGGGGAAAGTATAAGTAAAGGCGGAGAAGCTTCAGGAGTACACCCTGTAATGGACGACTTAGTTACAGTATGTAAAAAAGTATCACAAGGTAATAGCCGTAGAGGTTCTATAGGCAAATACCTAGATATACTATCATCTGATTTCGATGAAGTGGCTGATCAAATATTAGCTGACGATGATGGTTGGAATGTAGGATGGAATATAACCGATGACTTCTTAGAGCTGATTAAAAAAGATCCAGATGAAGCAGATAGACGGTGGAAAAAAGCATTACGTATAAAACTTATCAAAGGTAAAGGATATTTTCTATTCCTAGACAAAGTAAATCGTGCAAACCCTAAATGGTATACAGATCAAGATTATAGAGTACACAGCAGTAACTTATGCAGTGAGATTACCCTTACAGCAACAGAAGACCAATCCTTTACTTGCGTACTGGCTTCTATGAATGTAGCTAAGTATGATGAGTGGAAAGACACTAAAGCAGTAGAAATAGCTACAGTATTCTTAGACACTGTAATAGAAGATATGCTAATTAAAGCTAAGCAAGAACCAGGTTTTGAAAAAGTAATTAAATTTACAGAAGGCTGGAGAGCAATAGGGTTAGGTTTAATGGGTCAAGCTACTTATTTTCAGGAAAAATCAATAGTGTTTGGGGACTTACAAAGTATAATGCTTAACCAAATAATAGTAAAACAATTAAATGAAAGAACACATGAAGTATCTAAATGGTTAGCTAAAGAAATAGGTGAACCAGAATTCTTAAAAGGGTATGGAGAACGTTTTTCTCATCGTATAGCCATTGCACCAACCATGTCTACAGCTATCATTATGGGTGGAGTATCAGACGGTATAAATCCTATAATAGCTAATTCTTATGAGCAGGATACAGCAGGTGGTACAGTATACCGTATTAATCCTACATTATTAAATATAATGAAGGAACGTAATGTATACAATGAAGAAACTATGAAACGTATAGCTGAAGACCAAGGTTCAGTACAAGCAGAAGATTGGTTATCTCAACATGAAAAAGATGTATTTAGAAC